TGCACATCTCTTACAGAATAAAACTCTGTAGTTCTTAATATAATGACATCGCCATTTTTAACGTTTAATTTTTTAATGTCTTTCATTTTCATTTTATTTTCCACTCCAATATTGCTGATCGTAAATCAGGCGTTATTTTTTTATGATACACATGTAATAATTTTGGATATTTGTCTCCAACAGGTCCACTTTCAAACATAAATGGAAGCTGATGAGACCCAACATCTATATAAACTCTCATTCTTTTTGTTTTACTTTTTTTCATATATTATAAATGACATTTATTTATTCCTATCAAAATCATAATAATATTTACTATGTTCTTGTTTTTTACCATATATTTCAAACCAATGATTTATCATTTCATCTAATAGTGCACCGAACTGATAAGTTGGATTCCAACCTAATTGAAGCCTTGCTTTTGTCGAATCTCCCTTCAAATATCTCAATTCTTCTGGGCGCATAAATTTAGGATTCTGAACTACATAATCTCTATATTCCAAATTTATATTTGGGTGCATAAAAACATATTCAACTAATTCTCTAACTGAATGTGTTTCTCCAGTGGCAATTACAAAATCATCTGGCTCATCATGTTCTAATATCTTAACCATTGCTCTAACATAATCATAACTATGACCCCAATCTCTAAAACTATCCATATTACCAAGTTCTAAATCTTTCTGTAATCCCAATTTTATTCTTACAGCAGCTTTTACAACTTTATTTGTGACAAAATTTGAGCCTCTTCTTGGAGACTCATGATTGAATAGTATTCCATTTGCTGCAAATAATTTATAAGCATTTCGATAGTGCCGTGTTATATTATATCCAAACACTTTAGCACATCCATAAGGACTTGTTGGATTCATTGGAGTTGTTTCCCTCTGATAACCATCATCATCTCTTGAATTTCCAAACATTTCTGATGAGGATGCTTGATAAAATCTTGCAGTTGGGCAATGCACTCTATATGCTTCTAACGCATTTATTACACCAAGAGCATTTGTTTGAACTGTATAGATTGGAATGTCAAAACTTATTCTAACATGACTTTGTGCTGCAATGTTGAAAATATAATCTGGCTGTATTTTGGTAAATAATTCTGTAAGTGTAGAAATATCCGAAACATCACCATAATAAGTTTTGATATCATTTTCTAAATGTGCTATACGAGTTTCTTGATGTTCGGGTGTTGAATTTCTTCTAATAATTCCGTGCACCTCAAAATCTTTTTCTAATAAATGTTCGGCAAGATAAGAACCATCTTGACCTGATATTCCAGTTAAAAATGCTTTCTTTTTATTCATATAATTTTACCTTATTCACTTTTATTCTATAATTATTTTCATACAATATTTTACCAATTTTGGCTTCAAATATAAGACAATTTACTTTATGCATTTTTCTCATATATTTTACTAATTTATTTGCATTTGATTTTGTCTTAACAACCCAAATTCCGCCATCATCAGAGCTTCCTTCTTTTATTGTGGGAGACTTAATCCATTTATTGAGTTTATATTTTAATATTGTTGGATTGCGTCTTAGTCCAAGACTTTCCATATTTTCAGTAACGACTTTATAATACATATTAATAATTATAAATGAATTTTCCTCAATGATTTTTAAATACATCCATTTTGCTTATATCGGGCCAGTCTTCGATCACCCATTGCCGTGGTTTGGCCTCTATTGCCTCATCTAGTTTATCTAGACCCAGTCTGGCCGTTTCTGGAGTCATATAGTAATGATAACCAACTGTTTGTATATTTTGTTCTCGCCAAGGAATTACAGGTATTCTTCCGTCATACGACATCATTCTTAATTCTATTGCAGCTTCTTCATTATCAGTTAAAATCATACCACCTCTTACCAAATTAAGATGTTTTTGAAATTGAAAACTCAAATTAGTAAATGTTCCCGGTAAATATGAATCCTTCTTCCACAAAACAGCTGCATCAATTATGTTTTCATCATACAAACTTTCCGTGTTTTGAGTTAAATAATAATAATCTTTCCAGACATAATCTTCCCATGTTAATCGTATTCCCAACTTCAATGCCAAAAATGGAATAGATATATAAGTTCTCTTAGGAACAAATATTTCCTTTGTCCTCGAATACCTCAAACATAGTTCAATTCCATGTGTGCAACTATCCACTGCAACCGCATAAGGAGCACCAAAAAATTCAGCTATTTTATTTTCAAATTCTGTTACTGTTGTAAAATCTCTTGTTTTCATTTTAATTTCTCATTCTTTCAATTGAACTAAAATATTCTCTTAAACAATTGCCACAATCTTTGCAAGCAAAAGTGCCTTTATAGCCACAAGAATAGACTCTTTTAAAATCTTTATATCTATTTTCTATCATTTCTCTAGCTTCATCAGTTAACACCCAATAACTATTCAAAGTTCGTTTTTTCCAAGTATAATTATTTATATGCTCTTTTGGCAGTTGCTCTTTGTAGTAAGCCATATATGTAAATATAATTGCAACTTCCGATTCTTTATAAAATTCAACTGCTTCATCTATTATATTAAGATTCCATGTATTTACTCTAAGCCTTAAAAACATTATATTTTTAGAAATTTCTATTTTATGAAAAGATTTATCAGTCATTTTAGATGGATTTAATGTGAGCACAACAGGTGCATTAAATTTATCTAAATCTTTTGGAATTGATGTGTTATAAAAATAATTTTTAAATTGTTTGGCTGTTGCTTCAACCAATTCTCTTTGATTATTGCTATCATTACCATCATTTATTCTAACTATTCTATTTTCAGTAAGCTCAGCAGATGGAATGTGCGGCAAATTTTCTGCTAATGGTTCTAAATAACTTCTGCCTGATTGAAAAAAACAATCATCGCAACACATCGGACAAGTGCCCTCTTGTGGAATGCATTCTATTATACCACTTCCTTTTATTTTGGGATTCCAAATCCAGTTCATATTAACCTCTTTGCTTTTGTGTATGAGTAACTCTTTTTATTAGTGCAATAACTTCTTCCTCATTCCCACTGTTCCAATGCCTACCTAAAATACCAAGAGCTATCTTTAATACCTCTTTTACTTGAGCAATATTAACTTGTTTTTTCTTACCTTCAAATGCAGTTATTTCTTCTGCCATCAGATTCATATTAATTTTTTTCATTGTCATTCTCCTTATTTGCTAATTTTAATAACACATCTCCATGACACCGTTGTGGTGCACACCAACATGCTAAAATCTTCCCTTTTAATTCATGCAAATCTTTTAATAAATACTGCCCTTCTCCTTTAGTTATCCATTCTTCAAATTTTTCCACAGCCTCGTCCCTAGTCTTGGTTTTATATTTTGCTAATGTTCCATCTTTGTGCGTAAATGGATTGCCCCATTTAGTAGGCCTACCAATATAAACATCATAAGGCTCTTTTTTAATATGAACTACTTTCATTTTGTTGCCTCAATATTTAATGAAATTAAAGCTCCTGTTTCTTTTTGCATATGAGGTAAATATGCTTGTGAATGATCATCAAATTTGCCATGATCAACCTCCCACCAATTCCATTCTCGTGGATTGTTAAATCCATTTTCAAGTAGTAATTTAGATAAACTAGCAGAATCATAAACAGTTTTATGATATATTGTTGTTTCACCCATTTTCATTTTGCCATATAGAGGCCCTAAAAAATTATTTAATGGATAGTTTCTTTGCATATATAAATTTGCCATAACATAAAAATTTGGAACAGCTAATCTTAATATTCCATCTGGTTTTAGGACTCTAAACCATTCTTTTAAAACCCAAACTATTTCTTCTCTATCAAAATATTCTATAACATGACTGGCATATATTAAATCAACATTGTTATCATACTGTGGTATGCAAGTTATATCATATGAATCGATATGTGAATAGTGTTCTCCATCAATATGAATCCAATCTTCTCCAAAGTTTCTTTTACCACAACCCAAATGTAATTTAATCATTTTTAATTGCTCCTAAAATTTGTTTTATACATTCTTCTATTGTATTATTTTCTGTATCAACTATTATATCTGGTTCTTTTGGTATTTGATATTCTTGAGATATCCCAGTAAAGTTTTCAATTTCTCCATTTATAGCTTTTTTATATAAACCTCTTGGATCTCTTTTTATGCATTCTCCTATACTACACTTTACATATATTAAATAAAATGGAACTGATGATGAATATTTTACTATTCTTCTACTTTCTTCAAATGGAGATATCATAGCACAAATAACATTTACTCCATTTTTGGCTATTAAGTTTGATAATTTTCCAATATTTTCAACATGCAAATTCCTTTCTTTTTCAGAAAAACCAACATGTGTAAATATATCTCTAATATCATTACCATCTAATTTTATTGAACACTCTAATTTTTTATGTAAATCGTCTGCTAATGTAGTTTTACCTGACGCTGGCAAACCTGTTAACCAAATTATTTTTCCACTCATATTTCATATCTCCATTTTAATAAATCATCATTAAATATCTTACTCATTTCCTCATGATCTTCTTCATTTAAATATTGCTTCCAAGACCCGGGTTTAGCAGTTCCAACATGAAAACCATGTATATGCTCCTTGTGTTCTGAGAACGAATTAAATTGCTTTTGTATTTCTATAACATTTTCTCGGCTCCACTTATTTTTAATCTGTTCTTTAAAATCATCTGATAATGTGTTAATTTCTGGAACTTTATTTCCCACATTTGATATTATGTAGTCGTAATCATTGTAAAAATTTTCATATTTCAAATAAATGACTTTTTTCTGATCCCACTCATTCTTAAACTTAT